AATGTTTCAGTATTATCTGTATAATCTTGTATGGTTGTTTTCATTTGCGCCAATGTAAAACTCATTTAAGCCTCCAAGGTTACTGGGCCAACTGTAACAAAAACACCACCGCCAGTAACAGAACCTGTTGTAGATGAAGCAAAAATACTAATTGTATAAGCATCATCTGTTGTTTTAGTTATAACATATCCTTCAGCTAATTCAAAGTTAGCTGATGTAATTCCATCAAATCCTACACAGTTTCTAAATCTAACTCTGTCTGATGTAGCCCTGCCATGACTCTTCTCTACAACTGTAATTACTGTACTTCCGCTATCTGCTGCGGCAGTTGTGAATGGATTAACAAGCAATAATCTCTCTGTAGCAGGCTCTAATCTGTCAGGTCTTGCATCTAGCAAACTCTGCGTATCATCTATTTTAAGCCTACCTAAGAAGTTTTGTGGGTGATCTTTATCTATTACATCATAACCTACCCTTAAACCTGTTCTAATACCGTTCTCCACCTCAAATACAAGGTCTTTTATCTTATATCTAAATCCAGTTCTGTCACAAATGCCATAAGCGTATTTACCACTGCTATATGCCATTACTTTTCATCCTTACTTTTGTAAAAATAATCATCACTGTCACCATACCTACTAAGATTAAAGTCGTTTTCTACTTGATACTCTCTGGTACTTACTTTGAAGTCGGGCATTGTTGGCTCATCAGGAGTCAAACTATTATCATATATTCTCATTCTATTATTAGGATACAAACCAAACTGCCCATTCTCTAGTTCTATCAGATTGTGAGACTTATGTTCTGCAGGTGTTTCACTTGTACTGTAATCTATAGTATTAACATCTGAATGATAATTATCTATTGTTGCTATATAAGAACCTTTAAATTTTCCTGCATCTCTTGTGTAAACTTCAAACGTCATAGAAGATATAAACTGCTTATGTATTGCTACTACACCATAGTCCATACAATTCCAAAACTGCAAGTTATGTAAACTTAAATCATTCTCAGGTGTTTCTGGATCTGTTGTGAAAGCACTTATTGGTAGCTTGTCAAACATCGCACCATAATCTGGTAAATAAGTTTCAAAATAGAAAGCTCTTCCGGGCATTGATTTACATGAAATCCAAACACCTTTTACAAACTCACCATGTCCATCTTGATGATCTCTTAAATATTCTCTTCTTACCCACACATGAATTGCAGGCAAGTTACAGATTAGTTGTGACAATTAGTATCCTCTATTAAAATTCATTCCTCTAGTAGCCGCTCCACCACCACGCATCTTAACAACACCACCTTTTTTCATGTATCCCATTTTATTACGAACTGGTTGTGGTAATTTACCTAATCCTTTGTTGTCTGCAGGAACTGGCTTTAATGATCCACCATCTGCTTTTTTGACAACATTTTTCTTTCTATTTTTTAAATTATCTTTGCTTTTATAAGTTGGTCCATGTTGTAATTCTGCTTCAGTCATATCTTTACCAAGTCTTTTAGTGCGAACTCTAGTAATACCTATTCCTCCAGATTGACCCTGACCCTTTACATTTTTTTGTTGTTTTGCCATTTTTTTGCCAGTGGTAATACCCCCAGACTTCATTGCTGTAATTTTACCCATGCTAACCTTCTTTCTTTTTGGTTTGTAATCCTCACCTTGATCTCTAAATGTTTTTGATTTTGTTTTTGATAAAGTAGATTTACTACCAGTTGATTTAAAATCACCTAATTCTTTTTTAGCTCTATCGATGTATGATTGCATACCTACCATTATTTTTTCTTTCTTTTAATAACTTCAGATTTAAATCTTACATTTGAGTCTTTTGCTTTTCGCATATCTTTACCAGATATACCACTTCCCTCTTTCATAAACATGCCTTTCTTAGGTCTATCAACACCTTTAGGCTGTCTTGGTTTTATTGAAGAAGGTCTTGGCTTTGGAGTAGGCGTTTTATCTTTCTTTTTAGATCCTGCAACACCTAATGCGCTAATAATAGGCTTTGGTGTGCTTCTTATACCTTTACCTGTTTGTGTTGATCTTTTACTAATACCACTAATAGTTTGTCTCTTTTTTGGTGGCGTTGGCTTAACCACTCTGTACTCACCACCCTTTTTAGGTTGTGTCTTAGATTTACCTATAGTTACAGAGCCAACATCTTTTGCTGTTTTAAATATTCTTTTACCTAATGCTTTTGCCCCAGTTAAAGCTGCTCCTGTACCAGCCTTTCCGCGTGTTAATAAAGCTAAACCAGCACCCATAACACCTTTTTCAATAGGGCCAGCTCTTCTGCCCTTTTTACCCATGCTTTCGGCTTTTTTCTGATTAACATTGCCTTTTCTACCAGACATAACGTTATAATCAGGATCATTAACTTTCTTTTTTGCAGCAGATAACTTACCGCCATCTTTTTTCTTTTTTACGTTTTGCATATTTTTTTTATTAGTTGCGGACACACCTGCACTAAATTTTTTATCTAACGATTCTGTTTTATCTGCCTTTAAACTTTTAGGTCTTGGTTTAGGCATTGGTGTTTTTTTCTTTTTTATAGGTGTAATAACTATTGGCATAATTAAGCTCCGTAAAATGTGTCATAAGGTACAAATCTAGCAGACGCACTCTCTGTGTCTTCCCCTGCTGCTAGTTCAAACTGAAATTCATATTCTTGTTTGAGGGGGACAACTCTATTTGCTACTTCCGGTCTCTTCATTGCTATGTAATAAGCTAATCCAGCAACAAGACAAGGCACAAATCTTGGAGGAACAAAGGATGTTGTTGTACCATCTATACCAGATGATATACCATCTATTCCTGCAATTCTAAAATAAGATAAAGTATAAGTATCTGCACTATCAGGTACAGGCCATAATGTAACTGTTGTTGAACCAGATAACCTTTGTATAAATATCTGTGTAGGCTTACCTGTACTATTTTTTGCTGATTGCTTTGCATAAGTTGATACACTAACCCTTGTTAGATTTGTATCTGTCTGAGTTGTTCCAGAACCTGTTCTAATTTGATGCTCTACTAAATCTACTGTGTCTGTAGGCAAAGTGTACGTTGCTGTACCAGATGTTAATGCTTGAGTACCTGCTTCTATAGTCCAAAGGTTTAACCCTCTGTTCTGCCACTCCATAGTTAATATATTAAAACTACGTCTTGCATTTCTTAAGTCATTACCAGTTCTAAGCTCTAATCCTGCTCTTTGATAAGCCTCTTCAAAAATATCTGGTATATCTGGAACTACTACTGCCATTTATGTGACCTTTCTATAAGCTCTCGTCTTTCTTGCAACCTTCTTGGGTTGTTTAGCCACTTGTTTACCTGCTCTAGTTGCTTTGCGTTTAGCAGCCGTAGAGGAGGCGTATTCAGAGGGCGATAGAGCTTTAATTGCTTTCGCAGGTAAGTAACGCTCACCGGTTGCCTTTGGCCCTTGTGTACTAGGTTTACCACTTTTAGTTCGCCATTTCTGTTTACCCCAAGCCTTTAAATTCCTTTGTGATTTTTTTAAGCCGCCCATAACATTCCCAAAACTTTACGTAAACTTTTACTTTTTGTTCATCCAAGCTGTCGTACCCATATATGCACCTACAATGCCTGCGCCTGACAAGTAAAATAAATTACTTATATCGGCTAAAGCCTTTACTCTTTCAACATCTACAATAAACATCGCCAGTGTAAACGCTCCCATAGCTATTAAAGTATATCTTGCCATTCTTAGTTGGGCAAGCTGTTTCCTTAACTGTGTCTCTGTCTCCTTTATAGCTTTGGCATTTTCTATTTCTGCATCAGATACAATACCATCTCCATCTAGATCATACTCATTGTACTTACTAGAAGATTCCAGCTTCTTTTGATCCATAATCTTTTTAATCTTTTTCTTTTCCATTACTTATTCTTTACTGCATTGTTTAAAGAACTAATCACATCATCTATATTTGGCTCTTTACCCCAAGGGTTATATACACATTTATATTGTTTAGGACACCAACTCTCAATCATCATCTCATATGTTTTATTGTTGCCTACATAAATACACGCCATCTGACCTGACTTAGACATAATCCTTTTCTTCAGTCTACAAGTTGTATATTTTTTTTTTTGATTTTACCCTGCCATATTTTTTGTTGCTTGGTGTAATCTTTTGGCTTGTAAATATATCCATCAGCTCTTGCTCTATCAGACCATACAGACGCAAGTAATAAAGCAAATCCTCCCATAATTAATGCAACCACTAACCAAGTAAGGGCCTCTCCTATTTGCCTTCTTAATTGTTGTTGCTTATATACAGTTTCTTGTCTTTGTTTTCTTATCTGCCCTTCCATTGCTAGAAGCTCTTCATAAGCTCCCGGCCCATGAGTCATGTTCAAAAATGTCTTGAGTTC